GTCTTGACCGGTGCGGCACTAAAGCCAGACAGTTTGGTTTCTTCTTCGAAGGAACGCTCGGAAGTCTCGGTTTCGTAGATTTCCTTGTGCTCTTCGCCGTAGCGAGCATACTCCATGCCGAACAAAGCGTTCAGGCCAGGCAGCAGCTCTTTCAGTAGTTGTGCGCGTGAAATAGCCATGTCTTACTCCTTAAACACCAGTCGGGTTCAGATACTGATGGCCACCAGTGACGGTCGAAGTAACAGTAGTTGTCACAACGTTGGTCGAGGTGTTCAGTGTCGAAGTTGCGGTGGACACCACATACGGTGCGTTAAATTTGCAAATAAATTCGCAGAAGCTACCACCTGAGTTGGCCGTGTCAGGCACAACGTCGATGATGCGAATTGGCAACGATGCAGTAGTAGCCACCGATGCGCCGTTAATTGCAACAGCCGAATCGCCTGTAGTAGTCGAGCCAGTGTTCTGAACCAGCGGTGCGTTCGAGCCAACAACGGTCTGTGCGTAGAAAGCCACAACAGTTGTACCCGAAACAGCAGCCACTTTAAACAGAATGTCTGGATCATCCACAACATAAGCGTAAGCGTCAGTAGCGACCGTGTTAGCTGGCCAGTATTGAGCTTGTAACAGCTGCTTGGTTGTTGGGTTGGTATAAGTGCAGCCCACAAAAACACCTACTGGGGTTGCAGTCGTAGTGCCGGTGTCTTTCTCAGCGGTGCCAGAAGATACCAGTTTCACAACGTCGCCATAGAAGATGTCAGTGTTATACGCACTAGCAATCTTGATGAGACGAGTGGAACCGGCATACACCTGACCACCGATCAGGTTTACCGGACGTAGGCCGTAAGGGGCCGATACAGTCGGATATGCCATGTCTTACTCCAAAAAGTTTGTTAGCCCGCCTTAGAAACCGAAGATTTCGATTCCTTAAAGAGAGGCATCCGAGGGTCATTTTGACGCATCAGATTATTGTCTACTGACTGGAGTTGGCCTTCAGCTTGCTTGCTGTAATAAGCATTACGCTGTTCGACAAACTCTATAGGCGTCTTGCAGAGCAATAACCCGCCGACCTCAACGTTGTCTTTGAATCGACTGTTGGGGTCTACCATCAATTGAAACTGGGGCTGTTCCTCTAACTTCACCGGCTCCCAACCTTCTCGCTGTTTAGCAGAGATGTTGCGGGGATCGGCTGTATTTAGAGTAGAAACCCTAATCCATCTGTACGCAAAGCCAGGCTGTTTATCCGGTTCCGGTAACAGTTCCGGTGGCGTCCAAGCTTTTGGACGCTCTTCCATTGCTCGCGTTTCAATACTACGTGGTGTTTTATCAGCCATTTTTGGCCTCCAATTTTTGCATTTCACGGATGTAAGCTTCTGGGGTAATACCCAATTTCTTGATTGTGTTTACCGTAGACTGCTTCAGTTTGACCTTTTTGGAGGCCGTCGTGCGCGTCGCCGGAGCTACAACCGTCGCTGCTTTCTCTGTACGCTGTCGGTTTGTGGACGGCGTTTCTTCTTGCGAATCTGAAAATGCCTCTGGGAAGCGTCGCCTCATTGTCTGATCGACCTTCTGCCAGTATTCGTCCGTAGACGGATAAGCCTGACCATATTCGCTTACGAGCTTTTGGTGTAAGCCCAAAGCCAAACTGGTCATCTCCGGATCCTTTCCAAACCACTGATTGCGCTCTTGCCACGCCATCATCTTTGGATCAGGCCGGGATGCCGGCACTTCTGGCTCGCGTTGTACAACAGTTTCTTCCTGTTGTAAAGCAGGCACGTATTCACTTGCCCGCCGCAACTTGTACTGAGCGTCATTCAACTGCTGCTGCGCCTCTACCAACTTCTCCGGATCGCCCATGTCATAGGCGTCCTTGTAGGCACGCTTGGCAACGTCCAACTCCATTTCCGCTGCCGTCTTGTACGTATCCACGAACGTCTGCTCGCCACGCGAGATCCGTCCCTTCAACGACTTGTTTTCCTCCATCATTCGCTTGGCGAACTCAATGGCCTCCTGCTGCTCACGCAACGCCTGCTCTTTCTCACGGCGCTCGTCGTTCCAAACCTTCTTCAGCTGCTTTAACTTGGTCTTGACGTTGTCGGAATACTCCTCCAACTCGTCCTTCTCAAGCTCTTCCACCACATTCTTGGGCAGAGGCTGTCGGCCACGATCAACCTCGGGCGTATCGTCCTCAATCTCAATCTCAAACTCGTCCTCCTGCGCAGCCTCTACCTTCTGCTCTTTTTCGTCAGGAAACTCAAAATCATCCATCTGCATTTGATTTGCCATCATGTTTCTCCTTGTTAAGCCCGACTAATACCGCGTGGATCATCTACTACTGCCTCCACCGTATCGTCGTTCAGAAGTCTGAATTCACGACCGTGAATCTTCAGACGGGTGCCAGAGTTAGGACGGGCGAGAATGAAATCCCCTTCCTTGCACCACGGACCGTTTGGAAACCGTTTCTCATCTTTGTAGCAGTCCGGTCCCAATTTCACTACGAAGAACACCGTAGCCAGCACTTGTTCATGGTGCATGGTGGTGTCCGCTTTTGCTAACCCGCTGTCAAACTTATCTTCCACTTCCGGCAACGCTACCAGGATGTGATAACCCGTCGGCTCGGGAAGCTGTTTGCCCTTCTCCTCTGCTGTTTGGGGCAGAGTGGATACTTCACCGCTGTCTGTGGCGATGGCGATCTCAGTCATCAGAAAACTCCATTTGTTTTGCTAGATCAAGAATGAAACCTTCGGCCATTGATAAGCCTCGGATTTCCCCGCAGAGCTTTTGGTACTCTGCATAGTCCTTAGCCGCGTTGGTGGACACGGCCTCAACTATCTGTTGTCGCTTCTGCCTGATTTGCTCTAGCAGTACTTCCAGCGTTTTTTCCATACATTACTCCTTGCCTCTTGTCGGCTTTGGTAACTGTGGACGATTCATTGCTATTTGATCTTTGGCCATTTGGGAACCGAGTCTGACGCCCTCTAGCTCCATCTTTGCCTCAAGATCTGCTTTGTCTTTGGCGGTTTTGGCGCCAACCTGCATACCTGCAATCTCTTTCTGTGCCTCGATCCGCTCTTCCTCAATCCGCAGACGATCAGTCTTTTCGGCCAGATCAATAGCAAGCTTCTGCTTCTTCAGCTCCAGCTCCTGCTGCTTCAATTGCAGTTCCTGCTGCTGCATCTGGACGATCGGATCCTGCGCTGCTTCCTGTGCCTGCTGCTGTTGCTGCTCTGCCTGATCCTTCTGCAACAACTTGCCTGCCGCGGCTGCCATCATCCGAGACACTTCAACTTCCATTTCCTGTGGCAATTCCTTGTCCATCTCTGGCAGCGGAACGCCCAGCATCTCTTCGATCTGCTTGCGATATTCAAACGCCGTGTGCTCGGCAATGTGCGCCTGCATCGCGGCCTGCATTGCTTGGGCATTCGGGTTCTGGCCAATCGCCTGCATGATCTTCGGATCCTGCATCACAGACGTATGCACTTGAATGTGCGCCTGATGATCCTGATAGATGAACGCCTTCACCGGCTTCATATTCATGATGGCCATGTTTTCAGACACAGGATCTTTTGGCTTCTGATCCTCCGCGCCCGGCACCAGCTTGCCGATGTTCTTAATACCCAGAACATCTAGCATCTGACGGTTCAACTCCACCATGTCGTAGATCTGTGGGTTCTGTTGCGCCATCTGCATCACAGCCTGATACTGCACAACCTTCTGCGCCATCGTGGCCGAGTTAGGATCGGACACCGGAATCACATCCACCTGATCGTAGTCAGACTGTTTCGCGCGGCGTGTACCCTCGACCGGCTCGTAGCTGTACTCTTCAGGGGTGTAGTCGCGGATGATCTCTTTCAGCAGTTTTAATTCCTGCTTCATCGCGTAGTGCATACGCGCCTGCACCGCAGACATGACTTTCAGGGTGCGCTCGAGAATCGCCAGCGTCGTACCTACCGGCGAGTTGGCCGACATGTCCGCTACCTTCAGATCAGCCGCCGAGGCAAAACGGCGCCCCTCTTCGACGATCTGATTCATCAAGGTCAGAAGGACCTGACTTGGCTCCTTATAGGGAAGAGGCAGGATATTGTCTCGTATCGTTCCTGCCGCAACGTCCACATCTCGAAACTCTCCCGGTGCAATCGGGGTGTCATCGCCTTTAACTCGCATCCCTTTGGTCTTAAGTCCGCCAGGGAGGTTGGATAATGTGCCGGCGTCCACGAGCTGGCGAATAATGCTAGTGCCAGACTTAGCGAAAGCGCCAATAAGATGTATGAGGCCAAACGCATAAAATCCGAATCCCGGGATGTAGGGATAATGAACAAAGTGGGAGCGCTTCTGTTTGCCCTCGTCCTCCGGATGGTAGTTGCGCCGGATTGCCAAGATTTCCTGTGATGTCTTTTCAATCGTGACAATATACGGAAGCCCGATCCCAGTTTCCTCGCCATCATCGTCTTTATCCTCATAGCCGGGCAGATCTAAATAGACCTGCATTTCCAAGAGTTTGTACCGATCATCCGTCGTGGCTCTAAAGCCCATCTTTTCAGCGATCTTCTTCTCAATATCGTCCAGCACATTCTCAGGCTCTGGCAGGTCAATATCTCGATAAAAACCAGCCACCATCAGCTTGCGCAGGTCGTTCTTAGTCTTCCGCATCACATGCGTCACACGCGGCGCAGTCTCTAAGTTACTCGCCCCGTACGGCACCACCACATCTTCCGCCGGTACATAAATAGACACCTGACGGTCCAGACTTGGATCGAAGTAAACCTTCTTAAACCCGTTGCCAGACAGGCCCAAGCCCCACAACATACGCTCATGCTCCGGGCGATACTCAACCATCACCTCGGTGAGCTGGTAGTTCATGTCATCCCGGACTCGCTCGCTGGCTTCTTTCTTTTCGGGTGTCTCTTTGCCAATGATCTTGGTTTTAACCGGCCCAGCGGCAGGGAAAGTTTCCATGATCGTCTCAGACTGGAACTTAACCAAGGCTTCCGAAAGGAGCGGGTGGTAGACCCCACAGGCGCCTTCCCACGGTTCAGACCGTTCTTCAATTTTCATCCCCAATAGTTCTAGGCCATCGACATACGTCTGCATCCAATCCTTCCGGCTGGACACGTCTTCGTCA